GAAATGAAACTACTGAAGATGTTTCCACCAATAGGTATGAAGCACTTGCTTTCAGCAGCAGGGATACAGGAACTGGTGTTATCACCCTAACCGGTACTACTACTTATCTCCATCCAGACGGCGCTGTAGTAACACCCTCCGGCAACACGACCACAACGGACAATGATTACGGGGCGACGGCCGATACATATAAATGGACCTCAACTAACCTTAATGGATTGGTTGTCGCTACAAATGGATACGATACGCCGCAGATGTGGCCGCTATCCGGCGGGATACCCGCTCTTGGTTCGGCTTTTATGGAATTGCGCAACTGGCCATCGGGAACTACGTGTCAGGTTATAAGATCGTTTCGCACTTTTCTAGTGGGTTTGAATTGGGACAGGACTAATCCTGAGCCAAGGCTGGTGAAGTGGTCTACTGAGGCATCCTATGGCAGCCCACCAAGCACATGGAGTTCTTCGGATAATACGCTAGATGCCGGCGAATATGAATTGGCAGATACAGAGGGAGACATCATCGATGGGCTTCCTTTTGGAGATTCGTTTTTAATCTACAAGAACGACTCCATCTATATTATGAATTATGTTGGGACGCCGTACATCTTTTCATTCAANCTTTTGTCCCCAACNATAGGTTGNCTTGCNAAAAATTGCGTTGCAGAATTTGAGGGCGGCCATTTCTTCATAGGGCAAGCAGACTTCTATCTATGCAACGGGCAGCAGGTGACGCCGTTGCTGCCTGACAGGTTGCGCCGCACCGTGTTTGATGAACTCAATGCCGATTATTACAAGAAATGTTTTGTTGCACCAGACTATGTTAGAAATGAGATGATGGCCTGTTATCCGGCTGGAGTTTCCACCGTTGCAAATAAGGCTATTATATGGAACTGGAAGAGTAATACTTTCAGCATAAGAGATTTACCAGATACGTCATACATAAATTCCGGTATTGTAGAGATCACAGCGGGATCTAAGTGGGGGGCATCAGCAGTGTTGGACGGGGCCATTACATCAACGTCTCCAGCTACTACAGGAAACCTCACGGTTGTTAGCACAACGTCTACTCCTGCGTTTACCACCGCTGGTACATTGGTTCTGCAAGGAGACACCTCTCCTTATGTGGGGGAGCAGATAACTTATACAGGAAAAACCAGCACTACGTTTACTGGAATAACCAGAGGAGCAAACTTAACCACAGCTGCGTCTCACGATAACTCAATAGCGGTTACTCAGGTTACCACTACGTGGGATGGGGCGTCTGGAGCTTGGGGTCAAACTAACTACGATAAGCACGCAGAAAATATAGTATTTGCTGACGTGACCAACACTAAGATTTACCGAGACAATAAAGGCAATACAGAAGATGGCACCAATATGATCTCTTATATAGAGAGAACCGGGTATGATTTAGATGACCCCTCCATGGTGAAATTTGTATCGGCAGTATATCCCAAGATAGAAGTATCGGGAAGCAACTCGGTGAATGTGTATGTGGGGCGTCAGATGTCAACAGAAGAGGGGGTTGATTGGAACCCGGATAATGGCGGCGCACCTTATCTCTACAATCCGGCCACTCAGTCGAGAGTGCCTTGCAGGATAAGTGGTAAATACTTTGGCATAAAGATTGAATCAACCACGGATATGGATTGGAAAATGCACGGCGTTGCGTTTGAGGTAAAGCCNAAGGGTAGACGCGGCAGCAGGATGATGTAGTTGTGGCNTANAGCCCAAAAACTTTCAAGTCTGTCAACAGGTGGTCACCCAATCCAGCGCCATCACGATCAGAACAATTGCCAGATTACCTGTTTAATGAGCTGAACAGGCTNAGTGATATCTTNTTTAATCTGGATACATTTAGATTGGAAGAAACATTTAATGNNCCTGACAAACCAAGAGACGGTGACATAAGGTATGCAGACGGCACATCATGGNATCCGGGGTCTGGTCGCGGCATCTACGCTTACATCGATGATGGTTCACCTGCTTGGGAAAAACTATGACCAAAGAAGCGGTTATAACAAGACACACAACACCAGCTGACAGCACTGAGGTGACAGCTCATATACTCTCTCCAGAAGATATTCCATACGTGTGGGAAGAAGTGGAACCTATGCTGGCTATGGTATCAGAACATACAGAGGGGGAGCTTCTGACGGAAGATTTTATGACACCGCTAGAAGAGGGCCATATGCAGTTGTGGGTGGCGATCGAGAACAAGAACATCATAGCTGCCATGGTTACTCAGGTTGTAACCTATCCACAAAAGAGGGTTCTTCGCATCATAGCTTTGGGTGGCGAAGGGTTCAAGAAGATAAAAGAATTTACTCCCATGGTAGAGTCATTCGCGATTAGATTGGAATGCTCTTCTCTAGAACTGTGGGGCAGGAAAGGATGGAAAAAACTATTACCAGATTGGAAGTCTAGTTATATAGTGTACACAAAAGATATAAAAATGAGGATGCAATAATGGCTTATTATCCCGGTGCTACTACTGGGGGCGGAGCCCCCGGATCAGAATTCTACCCCATGTCTCTAATGGATTACACACCGCCAGAGGCGATGGAGGGTGTGGGATTGGAATTTCAGCCATGGCTGCAGCCTGAAAATATGCCGGACAGTTTATGGAACTATCAAGCTCCAACGCTGGATGAATGGTCTACCACTCCTAGAAATTGGGACTGGGCTCTGAAAGATATGAGCGCCAAAAAGGACGATGATGATGATGATGACGATACGGATACGGATACAGATACAACTATAACTGACGTAGATAACATCGAAAAGATAAAGCGTGTAAAATCTGACTTNNTAAAGGGTAAGAAAGAAGCCACTGCTGAGTCAGTATTAAACACCCTCTACGGTGTAGACAGTGGTCTATGGGGAAGCGAAGAGCGCAGGAGGGTGAACACACCATGGGTAGACCCAAACAGTGTTGTTCCCAGCACACAGAAGATGGTTGGTGATTGGAGAAACCCAGACTATATTGCTCCAACGTCGTATCTGGGAGATCCGAGTGGAAGATCTAATGCTATCGTCAATCGTCAATCTACCACAAGGGCGGTTACACCAACGATAACGCCCGCTGTGGACTTTGCTACCCAACAACAAAGATTGATCGATGAGAGTAGGGCAAGATATAATAGAAATGCTCCGGGTGTGCGCAGCAGAACAAATCTTAGCTGGTAAATAAGAGGGAATAATTATGAGCGGCGGAACAACAGTACAAACATCTACTACAGATCCTTGGAAGGGGCAGCAAAAATATCTGCGAAAAGGATTTAGGGGAGCTGAAGAGCTTCTGAAGGGCGGTCTTCCTGAATACTATCAGGGAGAGACTCTAGCCGGATTCGACCCAGCTCAGACAGCAGCCCAGCAAGCAACCCTTGGTTACACCATGGGTCCGCGAGTCGCTGGAATGCAGCAAGGAGCCGAGTCTCAGCTAGGTAAAACGTATGGGTTGGCCAACCAAATAGGCGCTGGTGGATTGGCTGCAGGACAGTACGGATCTGGGATGGCTAGACCCATGTCACAGCAGGAATTTTCTGCCCTCACCCCATTTGACCAGCAGCAGTACACCAACATGATGGCCGGTAATGTAGACCTTGGCCCTACCAGCCCGTTTGCCAGTACAGCCAATGCTCTGCAGCAACAGGTGATGGGCCAGTTGCAGGGAAACATCTTACCGGGACTCCGCCAACAGCAGATACAGTACCAGCCCGGAGGCAGCAGCAGAGGCGCTCTGGCGCAGAATAAAGCTATAGCCGGTGCAGTACAGCAGGGACTGACAAAGCCTCTGGCCGATATGTACAGCCAAGCATACCAAACCGCACAAGCCCAGAGATTGCCCGCCGCACAAATGGGACTTGGAGCGCAGCAGTATGGCATGGGATATGGGCTGCAGGGACTTGGAACAGCTCAAGGTGGTGGACAACTAGGGCTCGGTGGCATGGCGCAATACCCCACTATAATGGGAGCGCCACTAGGGATGTACAATGCTATGGGTGCAGTAGGAGATACGCGCAGAGGTATGACTCAATCTGCTATAGATCAAGATATGCAGCGTTATAACTACGAGCAGATGGCTCCGCAAAATGCACTCAACCAGTACATGAACACCATCTCTGGAAACTATGGTGGCCAAACTACTCAAACGACGCCTAGAAATAACAGCGGAATAATGAATATGCTTGGATCGCTAGGATCAGCCGCTATACTGGCGTCCGATGTCAGGGTAAAGGAGAACCTAGTGAGGGATGGCACCATCAAGGGACATCCGGCTTATAAGTTTAATTACGTAGGAGATGACACACCACGACGCGGGGTAATAGCTCAAGAAGTAGAGCAGACTAACCCAGCTGCAGTAGCAGAGTTTGGTGGAATCAAGCACGTTAATTACGGAGCGTTGTAATGGCCTTTGACTTTTTCAATGATTGGTGGAAAAAGAAAATGGCTCCACAGATGGTTTCAACTGAGGGTAAGAATCCAGCATATACTTACACGCCAATCACCCAAACCAATAGGCCCGACATACCTCAAGCTGATCCCTATATGATG